GAGTCGAGCCTGGAGTGGCAGTCCGGAACGGTACGATGATAGACGCGTGTCGCATATCGTTCCGGAGTCGGTCGAAGGTGCTACTTAACCCCTAGGGAGACTACGTTGCCCTACCAGATCACGATCGACCACCCGAACCTGGAAGAGGGTACCGAGCTCACCATTCTTGGCCTTGGCACCTTCGCTCAGGGTGGTACGTACGACATCTCAGATGAGCAAGCAGCAGCTTTCCAGGCCGCGCAAGCTACCGACGTCGGTGACTTCAACGACGAGGGTGTGTACGTCCCAAACATGCAACTGGGACCAGCTCTTGACGAGGCGAACATCTACGGCGTCAAGGTTAGCAAGTCAGGTACGAAGTCGGACGCGCCACAAGCGGGCCCTGTGGCAAGCACTTCGGATTCAGGGGCCCCCGCGGACACTGGAGGTGAGTCCTGATGGGTGTTGGAGTCTCTGGCGGTGGGTCTCTAGGGCTTGCCTTCGAGACAGTTCCTGGCACATACGTGCCGCCAACCAAGTTCATGCCAATCCTGAGCGAGTCGCTGGAGTTCCAGCCGGGTAACGTTTACCGGCGACCGATTCGTCAGTCGATCGACGCCATTGGCATGGTGCCTGGCAACGTCAATGTGACAGGCTCGGTGTCGATGGAGGCGCTTGACGACTGCATCGTCTACTGGCTGTACGCGATGCGCATGGGTATCGTCAAGACAGGCACTACGCCTAACTGGATCTACACGTGCACGCCAACGTCGTTGGCTGCGTTCCCGACGAGGACGTTGTCGATCACGGTTGTACGGAACAGCATCGTGTTCGGCTACGTCGGGTGTGTCGTGTCCAAGATGACACTGGCGATCCAGAACGACCTGTTGCAGATGGACGTTGACGTCATCGCCCAGAACGAAGCGACGCAGACGGCCCCGACGCCGACCTGGGGCACGACGGTACCGATCGGTCCGGGCAACTGGAACGTCGGCATCCCGACGGCGACGCAGGTGTTCGACATGGACACCTTCTCGTACTCCATCGACGAGGCAGCTGCACCCGCTTACCGACTGAAGAACATCGGGGCGAACGCAGGTCGTGGTGCACAGTTCGTGTCCATGGGCGAGCGTACAGTGCAGATGACGGCTAGTCGGGACTTCATGGACAAGACTGACTACGGCGCGTTCCAGGCTGGCACGCCGCAGAGCCTCACCATCCTGGGTACGGCAAACCAGTCGACGAACAACAGTATCCAGTTCCTGATAGGCAACGCGTTCAAGAGTGCGTACCAGGTTGTGATGGGTGCACAGGGCGACATCGTGCGAGCGAACCTGACGTACGACTCGACTGTCGATAGTTCGGGCAACGCTACCCAGCTGTCGGTGAAGACGCAGGAGACCATCGTCTGATGACGAAGCGTCGTCGCAGACGCGGACGGACGACGCGTACTAGGGCGAACAAGAAAGGAAGGCGGACTATGCCTCGTGCAACAGTCAGCATGGAGCCACAGCACGAAGATCTGAAGACCTGTCCGGGAGGCTTCATCAAGGCTCGGCGTATGTCGTACGGCGAGCTCATGACAAGCCAGGACTTGGCTTACCAGGTCCAGATGAAGGCAAGTCAGGAGAACCCAGACGACCCCGAGATGGGTGTGACAATGTCTCGGATAGCCGTCGTCGAGTTCCAGCTCAAGACGTGCATCCTGGATCACAACCTCGATGGCGACAACGGCGATAGGCTCGACTTCAAGCAGGCACGGGACGTGCATCTTCTCGATGCTAACATCGGCCAGGAGATCGTGCAGATCATCGACAAGATGCACGATTGGCAGCGTCAGTTCCCAAACTCCGAAAGGTCATCCTTGAACGGATCATCCGAAACAAGGCCGGCAAGGGTGGCAGTGGACAGCGAAGAAGTGGTATCAAGGACGGACGTAGCAGAGTCGAGATCGCAGCCGACCAGCTCATAGGGATAGCCAACATGTGCCAGCACTTGCACGTCCTGCCACAGCCTGGTGGTCTTCTGGACCAAGATAGTTTCATATACGCCGCCATGGACATGGTCTACAGTGCGCAGGCAACTAAGCAAGAGCTGGACCGGGCCCAGACTGGTGCGGGCCGATCGATGTCCTAGGAGGTAGGCGTGGCCGAGTTTGAGGTTAACGTCTCTCTTGACATCGACGAGATGGAGGCGAAGATCAGTGACTGGAGCGCGAACGTCCGGAAGCATAATCGCCTGGGTGCCCTTGACGCTGCCGAGTTCATCAAGGAGATCGTGCAAGAGAAACTGTCGATGTTTCCACACGCTCCTGGAACTCCTACCGAGGCACCTCCCATCACAGGTCCTGTTGGCTTCATCAGCGGTCGCCTGCATGACTCGATCGAAGTCAGGGACATGCCTATCGGTGGCTACGCCAAGGTGGGCACGAGCAACGTCTACGCGAGGATTCAGGAACTAGGAGGTTTTGCTGGCAGAGACCATACGACGTACCTTCCGCCGCGACCTTACTTCAGGACCTCTATCGAAGAGGATGAAGTAGGTCGCATTTTCTATTGGCACTGGAAAGAAGCCATGGAAGAGGCCATGCATGAGGCTGGAGGCCTAGCGGCTGTCCAGCAGAGGTTGAACTTCACGCATGGCAGTGTCACAAACCTGGACGCCATCCTGAGCCAGATCTACACCTTCGACTAACTGCCGAGAGGAGGTGAACTATGGCAGAAATGAAGGTCTCTGCCAAGATCGAGGGCGAAATTGGCAACTTGCTGTTGAAGCTGGCGGAAGCCAAGGCAGCTCTTAAGGAGTTCAGGAAGTCTGCGCAAGGCAAGTCGAACTTGACTCTTGCTTCGGATATGAAGGACGAACTAGACAAGACCTACAAGCTCATGCGGTCCGGTATCATACGCAAGGGCATGCGGGATATGTTGAAGTCCGACGACATCGCGAAGAAGGAGGGCGAGAACGCGGCTCAGTCGTTTGCACGTGCCTGGCAGAACCAGATGAAGAAGGAGAGGGGCGTTCTCGGCAGACGCGGGCAGGCTTGGCTTCCCTGGATCGGTGCTGGAATGCTCGCTGCTCCTGCGGCCATAACTGGTCTTGCTGGCGCCATTGGAGGTCTCGCTACTGCAGGCTTTGGTGCTGCTGCTGGTCTAGGTGCTCTGGCCCTCTCCGCCAAGGAGATTCTCGGTCCAGTCAACCAGGCGTTCTCGTCAATTGACAAGCTGGCTACTTCGGGTCAGACGCTTGCGAACGCGACTGCCTTGCAGCAGTGGCTCGGGAACACGACAACAAAGACGAGCACGAGTACGTCGTTCAACCCTGCCTCGATAAACCAGCGCATTGCGGCTGAGCAACTCAGGATACAGGCTACGCAGTCACGTCTCGCTGGTGCAACAACGTCGTCCTCGCGCATGAACGCGCGTGCGACTTTGATTACTCAGCGAAACGTTCTGTCTGGGTTGCAGCAACAACTTTCTGGTGGTGGAACGAGGACTACTACAACTACCAATGCGCTACCGCCGGGCTTTGGGTTCTTGACGAATCCGAACGTCAACTGGTACACGATGACGGCTGCTCAAAGGCGTCGTACGGTCTTGATGGCTCAGACGCCTATGACAGGCGAGCCAACAGCGTTCAAGTCGCAAGTCCAGGGGCTCATGCAGGAGCGCCAGGCGTACGTTGGTCTGGACGCAGCACAGAAGAAGGCCCTGTATTCGCGCATGCAGTTTGACGCTGCACTTGTCAAGGCACAGAAGGCATCGCAGCCTATCGTTCTGGCGCTGTATGCCAAGGCCTTGCAGATACTGACGCCACTGTTGAAGTACCTGCACCCAATCGCACAAGCTGCAGGTACCGCACTGATGTCCATCTTCAATGCGGTCCAGAAGTTGACAAAGTCTCGCGACTTCATGACCTTCATGGACAACCTGAAGAAGATGACTGGTGTAGGTATCAAAGGCTTCGGGACCGCACTGGTCGACATTGCCCACGGTCTGATGAACATGTTCTCGGCGTTCTCGAAGTCGGGACTCGCCAAGGACATGATGGACTGGATCGACCACATGGCCGCTGGATTCCTGAAGTGGACCCAGAGTAAGGGCTTCTCCGACTTCATGAAGACGGCAAAGCAGAACGCGCCGCTTGTCATGGACATCCTGAAGAAGCTGTTGGGCATAGTCGGCGACCTGATGAAGGCCATGTCTGGCGGCCTTGGCACGGTGGAACTTAAGGGTCTAGACCTTCTTCTTGGACTTCTGGAGAAGCTGGCTAACATCCCTGGCATTGGCCCGTTCCTGTTTAACCTGGCCGCTCTGATGATGCTGTTCTCCAGGTTCGGTACCATCAAGGCGTTCGACGCCCTCATGACTCTGGCGACGAAGGGTCTTCTCAAACTCATCGGGTTGAAGCTCACAGGCGTCATCGGAGACGTTTTCAAGATTGGCAAGGAAGGCAAGACAGCAGGGGATATTTGGAAGGCGATCGGAGGTAAGTTCTGGACAGGCATTAAGGCTATTGGCTCTGCACTGGCAAGTGGGGTCAAGACGGTCACTTGGTGGATGATCGAGATGCTTGCCAAGATGGGTGCTACTGTTGCTGGATGGGTTGCAGGTTGGTTGGGTCTCGACATTGCTACCGAAGTTGGCTCGGCGGCGGCGATTGCTGCCTCGGGCGGTATCCTGTTGGCGATCGGTCTTTTGGTC